ATGGTGAGCCGTCATCCGAATTATGAACTGGAGATCGCGGTCGCTTTCGGCCGCGTTGGCCTCAATTAAGGAGTCGACATGACATGACTATTGCCTACGCGCAAAAAAAACAGGTATTCACCCAGTTCGAGGGCCGCATCGGCATCTGGAGCGGTCTGGTGCCGCCGTCCTTCTATTCGGATTTCGTGAACTTCGAGCGCATAGAGATCACAGCACCCGAGCAGGAGGTCAAGAAGCTAATCTCGCGGATGACCAGCTCGGCGGGAACGGCGCTGGACTCGCAGAACGTGGCGACCGATAAGGTGGCGGCGGTGGAGATCGAATCGAGTGAGTTCACGCCCGGCATGCTGGAGATGATGTTGGGTGCGACGGTCTCCGAAGTGGTTCAGACGGCCGATGCAATCACCGCCGAGACGATCACGACCATCCTCAACCAATGGGTGCCGCTGGAGAACAAGGGCATTGCGGTCAGCGGTATCAACCTGGAGATCCCGGCCTCCACGGTCATCGATCCCGGAAAGTATGAAATTGACCTGGAGTTGGGCATGTTGAAGGCGATCCATGCGGATGCCGTCGGCGCCGGAGAGATCGACTATACCCTGCGCGCACAGACCATCGAGCAGTATGCCGCTGGGCTCGCGAAAACCACCTATTGCCATATCACAGGGCAGGCGACGGATAAGATTACGGGCCTGATCGCCCCACTGGAAATTTGGCGCGCCTCCCTGGCGAGCTCCGGCTCGTTCGACCCGGTTGCGGAGGGCGGCGACTATCTCCGGGGCGTGCTCCAGGGTGACCTCATCACGCCGTCGGTGGCAATCCGAGGCGCCATTCCGGCGGCACCATGGTCTTGGGGGTATCGAACGGCATGAGGAAGAGCAAACATGAGGTGGCCGAGCCATCGCCAGAGAAGCGCATAGCAGTGATCTATCCATGTCCGCTGGCAGGTGACCCGAATGAACAGGTGCTCGTGGTGGTCACCGGATCGGTGCGCGAGGCGTTCTCGCAGCAGGTCTTCGCGCGCCTAAAGAAAGAATATGGCTATTCGGATGCCACTGCTCTTGGTGCCCATCTCATTGAACTTTGATAGGAGAGGAGACAGACAATGCGCGTTATGCTCGCAGTAGCACTCGTTTTCGCATCCGGCATCGCCACGGCAGATTGCACCCTGCAATGGGATTACGACGATACCCTGAACGACTGGATTGGCGGGTTCAGGATCTATCAGGGGGGTACGCAGGTCGGGGAGGCCCCGGCGACTGCCCGCTCTGGGCTCTGCGCGGATCTTGGGCTCGTCCCAGGCCCGGAAGATGTCACGGCCACGGCCTTTCGCGGCAGTGACGAGAGCCTTCCATCCGGTCCGGCATCCATAGCGGTAGCTCCGCATGCGTTGCATGTCACGGTGGCCGTAGACCCGACAAACCCATAGGGAATGGCGATCTCGCTTTCCAACGGATCCAGCACTCTCGCCCTGCAGGACAACCTGATTTGGGAGGACGAGCTGGCATGGGACCATGTCGAACAAGAGCGCGCGGTCAGTATTACGGGCGCCCTGATTGTCGAGGATTGGCCGGCCCGCGTTACGGGCCGCCCGATCACGCTTGTCGGCGGCGAGCAGTGGGTGTGGATGAGCCGCATCGAGCTGCTAGCGCTGCAAGCCATGGGTGCCCCGGCGGCGGTACAGCTTACCCTAATTGTGCATGACGGCAGCAACTGGCAGGTAACGCCGAGGCGCGACGACAGCGAGCCCTGGCTGGTGGCCAGGCCCTTCCCAAAGGTGCTCGATTCGGGCACGGCGGACCCGCAGACGACGACCCTGTACATCCTGGAGCGCTTGCGCTTCGTGACCATCTGAGCGCATATGGCGGAGAAGATCAGCAATCCCGAGGTCAAGCTCAAGATCGCGGCCGACGGGGGGAAGGAGGCCGCGGCGGATGTGCGGCGCGTGGACGACGCGGTGGAAGAGCTCGGGCGCGAGGCGAAGGAGTCCCGCGCCGACCTGAAGGACCTCGGCGAGCAGACGCGCAAGGTCGGCGACAACGCGCGGCTCGCCAGCGACGGGGCGGCATTGCTCGCGCGTGCCCTGCCGGCCATCGCCGTAGGCGCCCTGGTGCGTCAGTTCATCGACCTGAACAGCCAGCTGGAATCCCACCAGAAGGCATTGAGCCAGATCACCGGCAGCGATGCCGAGGCGGCGCAGGAGATGGAGTACCTGCGCGCGCTCTCCGACCAGCTGGGGCAGTCGACGCTGGATCTTACCGGGCAGTATGTGCAGCTCTCGGCGGCGACCCAGGGCACGGCGCTGGAAGGGCGGGCGACGCGGGATGTGTTCGAGGCCGTGGTCGGCGCCATGGCCCGGCTCGGGAAGAGCAGCGCCGAGACCGAGCGGGCGTTGACGGCCGTGGCCCAGATCGCGAGCAAGGGCGTCGTCTCTCAGGAGGAGATGCGCCAGCAGCTCGGCGAGGCGCTGCCCGGTGCCATGCAGGCGCTCTCCCAGGCGACCGGGATCACGGTCACCGATCTGAACACGATGATCGAAAGCGGGCAGCTGCTGGCCGCCGATGTGCTTCCGGCGCTGGCGCAGGGCCTGAACGAGGTCTATGGGGATGCGACTGCTGAGCGGATCGACACCCTGACGGCATCGGTCGCGCGCTTCCAGAATGCCCTTAGCCGCGCCTTCACCGAGACCGGGCAGGGCGGCTTGGCGGAGGCGTTCGGGGCCATTATCGATGTCGGAACGGACGCGATGGATGGCCTGGTCGCCGGCACCGTAACCCTGGGAAAGAATCTGGGGGCGCTCGGGGCCTACGTCGAAGGATCCATTCCGTCCTGGGATGCCCTCACCGCGGCAATCGCCGAGAACAATGCCGCCGGGCAAGCGTATATCGATCGAGCGACCGAAGTGGCGCAGGCCGGGCAAGAGCAGTCGAGCGCGTTGCAGGCCGTCGCGGCGGCCGGGCTGAAGTCGGCGGCCAATTACGGAAAGCTCAACGAGGCCGCACAGGCGGCGCTGAAGGCCACGGGCGCACAGGGCGAGGCGGCGGTGAAGGCGGCGCAGGCGGAGCTGGCGCACGCCAAGGCCATCGGCGAGCGCGGGGCGGTCCTGCAGACGCAGGCACGGCTCGATCAGGTCGCGGCCGAGGCGGCACGCGAGAAGGCTGCGGCCGCCGAGGACCTGGCGCGGATTTCGCGCGAGCGGATCGCGCAGATCGAGCGCGAGGTCGATGCCATCCGCGCGCAGGCGCAGGCCGAGGGCCTGGAGGCGCAGCGCATCGATACCCTGACGGCCGGGCGCGAGCAGGCGATCGCCACGCTCTCCGAGGAGGCGACGCTGCGCGACGCCAATGCCGCGAAGCTGCGCGAGGAGGCCAACGCCCAGGCGCTGGCGGCCACGCAGGCGCGGCTGCAGGCCCTGACCTATGGCGACCAATCGGCGCGGCTGCAGGAGCTGATCGCCCAGCGCGACGAGCTGACCGCGAAGCAGCGTGCAGGGGTCCCCGTCGGCGACGAGCTGGCGCAGGTGCAGGTGCAGATTGCCGATGCGGCCAAGGACGCGGCCGATGGGATCACGCTGGAGATCCAGGCGATCGGCCGCCAGGCGGCGATCGCCGAGAAGCAGGGCGCGGTGCAGGCGGCGGAGCTGCAGCGCCGTCAAGCGCTGGCGCGCGCACGCGGCGACGAGACGCAGGCGCGGCGCATCGGGCTGCAGATCCTGCGCGAGGAGATTCAGCTAACCGAGCAAGCGGTTGCGGTCAAGCGGGCCGAGGCGGATGCGCTCGCGCGCCAGGCGCAGAAGCTGGAGATCTCCGCCCAGGCCAGCGGCGAATATACGGCCGCCGAGCGTGCGCAGGTCGATGCCATACGCGATGCGGCGCAACTCGCCGAGCTCGAAGCGGATCAGCTGGCCGTAACGGTGAAGGCGAAGCGGGACGCACGTCAGGCGGCCGAGGACCTCGCCGCGCAGGAGCGCGCGCTGGGCGCCGCGATGCGCCAGGTCGGCGTCGATGGCGTTGCGAGCCTGGAGGACGTGCAGCGGGCGATCGCGGCGGCGGCAAACGGCGGGGAGCTGCAGAGCCTCGAAGCCGGGCTCCGGCAGGCGTTCGAATCCGGGGCAATTTCGGCGCGCCAGCTCGAAGAGGAGGTCGGGCGGATCGCGCAACGCCTCGGGCAGGTGGCGGACGCTACCCAACGGGCAGTGCGCTCGATGTCTGTCGATTACGAGCAAGCATATCGCTCCGCGCGGAAGGGCGTTGGCGGCCGGGCGGTGATCGAGGATCTCTTCGGAACCGCTACCGGGTGGGCACGCATGGGAAAGGGCGCCACGGAGTATCGTCAGCGCCTCATTGATCAGTATCGTGAATGGGAGAGTGAATTTCTGTCCCAGCGGGCTGAGAAGCGCATGCAGTCAGAGGCAGGGAAAGAGGCACAAAGCAGTTTCCAGGCGGCCCAGGCGGTCATTCACCAGGTGAACATCTCCTTCGGCCAGCGGCGCTATGCCATCGATACGGTCGGTGATACCGATCAGAACTTGCTCGACTTCCTCGATGAAGTGAAGAAGAGCACGGAGTGACGATCAATGACCATAGCCACCGACAATATCAAGCTGATGGCCTCCGAGCGCCTGACCGACGCACCGGACGGCGGAGGCATGATGAGCCCCAACGAGGTCATCGATAATGTCGAGAACAACCTCTTCCCGGATGTCTCCGAGCTCGACCGCACCTATGGGCGCATCGCCCTGCGCAAGGCGTTTCTGCTGCTGGATGTGGCCAACGCCGAGACCTATTACGGCGCCAACGCCATCGTCGCCGATCCGCCGGATGATCCGCGGGTCCATGCCCTGCTCTTCGCCGCCGGAGGCTACGCGGGGGAGCGCGCGCAGGCGCGGGAGCATATTGAGCAGTACGTGGTCCGCGGGCCGCAGTCGCCCTCCTGGCATCTGTATGGAACGCATGTCGAGGGGCAGGCGCAGGTGCGTTTTTTCGGGCGCACAGACAGGCCGCTGCCGGAGATTGGCGATGTGATGGTTCTGCTCGAAGACGAGGGCACCTCGGAGGAGATCGAGCAGTTCGTCCGCATCACGGATGTGGATTATGAAGACTATATCTTCACGGATGGCCAGGGCGAGTACACCAGGCGCGTCGTGACCTGCGATCTGGGCGACCCGCTGCGCTACGACTTCCATGGCCCCGCGATCAACCGCCAAGACGATCCGGAAGGATCGACGAATGCCTTTATCTACGAGACGGCGGTCGCCGATGCGGCCCGCTACTACGGCGCGCAGCCGTTGTCCCTCGCTGCCGAGCCGGGGGACCTGCAGCTGCAGGTATCCGATGTCTACGGACAGCTGGTGCCTTCGACCCGCGGCGAGCACTCCATGGGCAACCAGCAGGCGGCCATGGGCGCGACCGTCACGATCGATGCCGGTAGCCGCAACGTGCAGATCAGCCAGGTTACGCAAACCGGCTACATCGGCATCGCGCTGGCCAACCGGGCGCTCAACTATGTGTTCGCGTGCCGGCCGCTGCCGGCCGCCGGCACGGTGCAGGTGAGCTACCGGGCGCTGGACCGCTGGTACAACCTGACCGACCAGGGCGACGGCACGCTCACCGGCAACGGGGCCGGCACGGTGGATTACCAGACGGGCACCATCCTGGTGACCCTGCAGGCGCTGCCAGATGTCGACACGCTGATCGTCATCCAGTGGGGCACGCCGCTGAGCTACCGGGTGCGCGCCGGGCAGACGGTCGGCCCCGTGCAGATCAAGCACACCTGCGCCGAAGGGCACTGCGAGCGCAATACGGTGACAGCTTCCTGGTATGCAGGGGGAGGGCAGGTATCGGTCAGCGACGATGGTGACGGGAATCTTTCCGGCACTGGCGGCACGGGAACCGTGCGCTATGCGACCGGCGAGCTGACGATCGCGCCCAGCGTGATGCCGGATCCAAGCTCGGAGCTGCGCGTTTCCTACGACTACGGCAGCCCGATTACCGAGAGCTGGTCGGGCGTCGTGCCCGAGCTGGACGGGACGATCGCGCTGCAGATCACACAGACGCCGATCCATGCGGGCTCCTTCAAGCTGAAATTCACCGCGAGCCTGACCGTCCCGGCAGAGCAGGAGCGCACGCTCACGGTACAGACGCCGGAAGAAGAAGAGCAGCCGGATTTTGAGCTGAACATCGTCGCCTAGGGGGCTTGCATGTCGACCATCACCTATGAAACCTGGGACGACGGCATCGGTGGCCTGAAAGGTCTCACCGGTAGCCTGAATTATACGAATGGGGATCTCGTCTTCGACCCCAACGAGACCCTTACCCTGCCGGTCGCGAAATACGAGTGGGAGACCGTCGGCGAGACCCAATCCGGCGATCAGACCATCCTGGATCAACGCCTGCGGCTGGTCGGCTACGAGGACGTGGATTGCCCGCTGACCTACGTCGGCGGGCCGATCGCGGTGAGCTATTACAGCGCCCAGGGGGAGACGGCGGCGGAGGACGTGGTGCCGGCGCTGGCGCTGACGATCGATCTGACGCCGAGCCACGGCGAGCATGTGATAGCCGACAGCGTGGATGTGATCGTGGGCGGCGTGCGCATTCAGGATGATGGCCTTGGGGGGCTGGTGCGCGAGTCCGATCAGCTGTCTGTTGGCTCCATCGACTACGAGACGGGGTTAGCGACGCTGACCACCGGCTGGACGGCGCAAGCGGCCACCGGGCGCACGGTCATGGCGCTGGCTACCTGGGGCTCGCAGCACCTGGTGCAGGATTTCACCTTTCGGGTGCCCGGTACGATCGTTCCTGGGTCCGTGATCGTGACCGCGACCTCCGTCAACGGCGATGCGCTGGTGGCGACCGGGGACCTTTCGGGGGAATTCTCTGGCACCCAGTGCCTCGGGGATGTGAACTACGAGACGGGCCTGGTGCAGATCACCTGGGGCGACCGGGTGCTGGATTCGACCCTCACGCCGCAGGAGAAGGCCGAGAGCTGGTACGACCCGGAGCAGGTGGATACCGAGGGGTACATCATTCGCCCTCTTCTGGTGTTGGCGGAAACAGTGCGCTACAGCGCCGTGATCTACACCTACGTGCCCCTGGATGCAGACATCCTGGGGCTGGATCCAGTGCGCCTTCCAGTGGACGGGCGGGTGCCGATCTATCGCGTCGGCACCGTCTGCGTGATCCATAACACGGACGGGTATCTGCTCGGGCCGCCGGCCGTGGCGGGGCAGACCTACAACCTGGGCCGGCAGCGCATCGCGCGGGTGCGCCTCCTGGATGCAAACGGCCTGGTGGTGCCGACAGACCGCATCGAAAGCTGGGATCTGGACGCGGGGACGATCACGCTGGCAGATCCGCTGGATCTCAGCGGGTTCACGGAGCCAGTCACGGCCTATCACACAGTCGAGGACATGGTGCTGCTCACCGATGTGGAGATCGGCGGTGCGCTGACGATGAACCGTCCGGTGACGCACGACTATCCGGCCGATGAATCCTACTGCTCCGGTGCGCTTCTGTGGGGGGACACCTGGGCGCGCTACAGCAACCTTTTCGGACAATACACCTGGACCAACACGTGGTCGGATGAGCGCGACGGCAACGATACCGTCGGTCAGTACAACGACGCGGTTTACCCGATCGAGGTGACCAATAAGGGCGCCATCGAGGAGCGATGGCGCATCAACTTTACGAGCAGCACTGCCTTCCAGCTGATCGGTGAACATGCCGGGCTGATCGCGGTGGGTGATATCAATACCGATCTCATGCCGATCAATCCAGTGACGAGCGTGCCCTATTTCACGATGCATTATGAAGGGTGGGGGACCGGCTGGGCGGCTGGAAATCAGGTGCGGTTCAACACCTATGGCCCGCGCTGGTTGTGGGCGGCGCGCACCGTGGAACAGGGCCCGGCGACATCCGATCAGGACAGCGTCCGGATCGTGCTGCGCGGCGATGTGGACGCGAGCTAGGAGGGGCGATGACCGTTCGTAATACCAGTATTCGCGTCTTCTTGGGACTGCGGGAAACTTCCCATGATGGGAAGCAGGGCGATGACCGTTCGTAATACCAGTATTCGCGTCTTCCTGTCCACCGACAGTGGCGCCCCCGAGCTGTCCGGCCTCGCCGGGTCCGGAATTCCTGTCTTCGATGCATTCCTGGTCAGCGGGTATGGCTCGGTAACCGCAACCAGTCTGGTGGTGAGCTCCGGAATCGCAACGCTGACGGTCGATGCCGGGCATGGCTTCACCGATCCTGGTGCCACCTGGGGTATCGATGCCGGCGTGGTGGTGCGGGTGTCGGGCGTGACGGGCGCGGCAAGCGCTCTGAACGCCGACTGGCGGGCAACCGTGACCAGCGCGACGGTCCTCACCTGGGAGTGCGGGACATCCATCCCAGATGGATCGGCGAGCGGGACCATCGCCGTGAAGCGTGCACCGCTCGACTGGGTGAAGGCATTCACGGCAACCGACAAGGCCGCCTATCGGAGCCAGGATCCGCAAGCCACCGGGTGCCTGGTGCGGATGGATGATACGGGGACGAAGGCCATCCGGTTCCGCGGCTACGTGGCCATGACGGACATCGACACAGGCACCGATCCGTTTCCCACGGACGCACAGGCGAATGGCGGGTCCTATCTGCAGAAGTCGAGCTTGACGACGAGCACGCCGCGGGCGTGGATGGCCGTTGGTGACAGCAGGGCGTGGTATTTCTCCTCTGTCTACAACGGTACTGGTAGTGCCGCTCATTTTTTCGGCGATGTGGCAGAGTCCGCCGTGGCCGGTGACCCCTGGGCCTGTGCATTGCACGGTTCGGTATCCAGCGGAGTCTCAGGGAATATGGGGCGGATGGACGGATCTTCCCGGCAGGCATGGCTCGCACGGTCTATCAGCGGTGCCGTCGGTGCAGTGGCAGCTGCTCTGCGCGGCTTCTACGCATATTCGAGCCATAACATTCAAAATGCATATCCATCGCCATTGAACGGCGGCGTGACGTGTGCGATGCCAGTCCTGTCGGAGGAATACCAGGGGGAATTACGCGGTCCTATGCCGGGGATGGTGGAACTGCTGAATTATTGCTACGCCGATCTGGTGGAAGGGAAAATGCTCGATCCACTCGGATTCGACGATCCGGTGATATGCCTGGGTAATACCGTGGACTCGCTATCGCCGTTCGTGGGGCTGTCGCTGGGGGCATGGCGGTGAGCCTGGGCATCCGCGGCATGGTTGGCGGCGCAGATACCTCGGAGAACGCAGGCTCCGGGCGCATCTTCGGCACGGTAGCCGTTGCTCCGAGTCCGGGAACGCCGGTGAGCCGGAGGGTCCACCTGTTTGTCGCGCGTACGGGGCGAATCGTGCGTCAGACATGGTCCGAAGCGGATGGATCCTATGCGTTCACCAAGCTCACGCTGGTGCCTGAGTATTGGATTGTCGTCGCGCACGATCACACGAAGACGCACAACGCGGTGATCGCCGACCTGGCGACTGCGGAGTAGCGCTGCGTGTTGTTGCTGGCCACCGCTGCCGCCCAGGGGCGTCTCGACGCGGTACGCGCGCGCATCGATGCCAGCGGTGGCGGGCGCTTGCTCCTCTACAAAGGGACCGTGCCATCCGCCCCGAATTCGGCAGCAAATCCATCGGACCTGCTCGCAACCCTCTCCCTCGCGGTGCCCTGTGCCTCCGTGGTCGATCCTGGGGCAGGCTCTCCCCTCTATCTCGAATTTACGCCAGTCCTGGACCAGATTGTTAGCGCCTCCGGTCCTGCGACATGGGTACGGTTCACGGATGGGGCATTGACACCGGTGCTCGATGGCGATGCCGGTCTATCCGGTAGTGGTGCCTTGGCGATCTTCGATGATGTCGACCTATGGGCGGGCGGGCTTGTGAATCTCGTCTCGTGCGCCTTCACGGAGCCATGGTCGAGCGTCTGATGTGGCTGTCGATCTCCTTTTCGAGGGTGCCTATACGCCGCCGGTCGGCCAAGTCGACCTGCTGTTCGGCGGTGGTGGAGGCGAAGAGACCGAAAACGCCGTCGCGATCTCAGGGACATTTGGTGCGCTCACCGGAGCAGCATCAATTGTTTACGACAACGCGGTCCCTCGCGGTCCGGCAGGCGGCGCGGCAGATGGTTGGCGCGTTGCCGCGCCGGTTAGCACCGGCTGGACCGCGCCCTGGGCGGAGAGTCGGCGCATGCCCGCAATTACAGCAGCGGGATGGGGTGGTGGGCTCGAAGCGTATTCCGTCGTCGCGGTCCCGTGGCGCCTGCTCAATCCTGCGGCCTCTGGAGCGGATGCGAGATGGCGTACCGGGTACGCGCAGAGCGGTGCATGGGCGGTGCCCTGGCGCGAGCTCCTGCGCCGCCGAACGAGCGTCGGCATCCCCTGGCGCATCGCACAGCCGATCAGCATCGGGCGCGGGGTCGCATTCGAGTACCTGCGCGGTGCCCATGGCGAGGTCCGTGGCGGTTGGCGCGAAGGCATCACGACGAGTATGGAGCGTGCGCATCCATGGCGCATTGCCGCATATTGCGCACGATCTTGGCGATTGCCATGGTCCGAAGCGGGAAGCATCGGTCCCGGCTCTGTTGTTGTGTCGGCTGGCGAGGAGCCGTCGCCTGCTCCCTGCTATGAGGGGCCCGTCGGGCGGGTGGATCTGCTGTTTGCGCCGGCCTGCACCGATGCCGACGCGCTGTGGCGGCTGCTCCTTTTCGGCTGCGCCGCAAAGACCGCCTGCATACCCCGTAGAAGGGCATACCTCGTGATCCACGACGTTTCCCTCTATCGCGCCTCGGACGGCCTGGCCATCGCCGCGTCGCAGCTGGTGATCGGCATCGACAGCGATGCGTTGGCCGTGAGCTGGTCGGCGACACTGCTCGGGATGGCCGCGTTGGAGGCCGTCGAGCCCTCCCTGGATGGAGAGCCGGTCACCTTGGTGGCCGAGATCGATGGGCATGCATGGCATCTCCTGGTCGAGGACTGGACGGAGGACCGCCAGCATGGGCAGCGCTCGATCCGGGCCAGCGGGCGGGGCCTCAGCGGCTGGCTGGCGGCCCCCTATGAACGCACCCTATCCGGGCAGACAACGAGCGACCTGACGATCCAGCAGGCCCTTGAAGGGCACCTGCCGACGGGCAGCGGATGGACGCTGAGCTGGGTGGCGGCGACAGCGCCCTGGCTGATTCCTGCGGGCGCCTGGACCTGGCAGAATGTCACCCACATGCAGGCGATCCACGCCGCAGCGCAGGGCGTCGGCCTGATCGTCGTGCCGGACCCGGCGGCGAAGGTGTTGACCGTGCGCGAGCGCTACCCCGTGATGCCGTGGGATTTCTCCGGCGCCACGCCGGACCTGGTCATCCCCGATAGCGCCATCCTTTCGGTATCGAGGCGCGCAACGGCCCCGGACCAGGCGAACGCCGTCTATGTGCATGGTTCGGAGATCGGCGGCGTCTTGGCCCGCGTCTACCGTTCCGGAACCGCAGGCGATGTTGCAGCGCCCACCGTCAGCCATCCACTGATCACGCACACCGATGCTGCGCGCCTGCTCGGTGCGCGCCTTCTCGCGGCGCAGCAGCGCCAACCGGAGGTCCGCGCGATCACGCTGCCGCTCGGCGATGATTTCCCGCTCGCGGAGCTCGGGGACCTGCTGGCCGTAACGCTGGATTCCGAAGCGGTGCGCGGCATCGTGAGTGCCGTTTCCGTCGAGGTCCGCGGAGGAGGGCGCCCCACGGTCCACCAGACAATGCACATTGGCGAGGACACCCCGAACCAATGGGCCAAGTTCCGGCGGCTGCTCCCCGAGGACCCGTTGCTGGTCGGCACTGTGAGTGGCGGCAACGCGGCCGGAACCGTTACGGTGGATCTGGTCGGAGGCGGGAATGTCCGCGTCCGAGGCGACGCCGCCATCGGAGCCACCGTGTATATCCGAGGCGGCCAAATCGAGGGGCCTGCGCCCGATCTGCCCGCCTTCGATATCCCGATCTGAGCCGCCTGTTCGGCTGCGCCGCGAAATGCGTTGCGAGCCATGTACCAACATGCTGTTGTCGACGCCAACACAAAAATTTACTCGTTTCTCGCATTTTCTCACACGCGTTTCTCGCGTCTCGCCTCTCAGGGCCATGTGCGCCGGCGTTACCAGTATCTTCCCCTGCCCTACCGAGGCCTGCGCCAGACCATATTTG